CCAACACAAACAGTCTCACGTATTAGAGTTGTTAGACGCTGGTAATTATACAGGTAACATAGTTGCGTTACCCAATAACAGAGTGAGAGTAACTCACCCAGCTTGGTTCGAAACAGGAGAAGGTGCTCCAGATTTTAAACCTAATCAATATATGTACAACTCTAAAGAAGACGTAGACTATGTATGGGATACGCAACGAGTTTTTAACAATATTTATAGTGAGAAAAACTAATGAGCAAGTTAACTGCATCCGAATTATCTAGATACAAAAAGTTATTGAGTATGACTAGAAAGGATGGAAGTGATGAACACTTCGCTGATCTAGAAAAATTTGAAGAAAGAATGGATAAGAAATATGGTTCTTGGGATATTATTCCTGTAAAAAAATCGAAAGGTGGTATGATGAAAAAGAAAGGTATGGCTAAGGGTGGCATGAAGAAAAAAGGTTATGCTGCTGGCGGTCTTAAAATGGTAAAAAATAAAGAAGGGGATATGGTTCCTTTCTATGCTGCTGATGGCAAAGGTAAGATGAACAAAGGCGGCATGATGAAGAAAAAGGGTTACGCTAAAGGTGGTGCTGGAATGAAAAAGAAAGCATACGCTAAAGGCGGTAAGGTAGCCATGTATAACGTAGGTGGTATGGTTAAGTCTTCTAATGAACTTAACACTGGTATTGCTAGACCCAAGAATACTTATAAGTAAAGGAAAGTAAAATGGCGGTAACACTTCGCACATATATGAACAATCAATTAAAAGCAATGGGTAAAACAGTT